ATGGACGATTCGCCGTTCAAGGGAACGTACGAACTTGCGTGTAGCAAGCTCAACGTCAAGTCAATCGCGGTCACAACGGAACTGTGGGCTGACTTTCTGAAGGCCCGCGGACTTCCTTCGCGCTTCGTCAACATGTGGGTCACACCGTCGTATTGCAACGATGGCCCAAGCTACGAGGACAGATCTATCACGGCAGGATTCATCGGTACCGTTCACCCGTACAGGAAGACACTGTTCGATCGCCTAGATGACCTCGGAACGCAGGTCAACGTCCAGGCTGGAAACACGCTTGGTTACGATCGGTACCTAAAAGCGCTCCAGAATATCAGCATCTTCGTACACAGTGAGGATGGACCACTTGTCGTTGATGGCGGACCGATGAATCTGAAGGACGGCCTGTGGGTGAAGGACATCGAGGCGGCATCACAAGGTTGCTTCAGCATCCGCAACGCAGGCGCAGGCTACATGTCATACCTCGAAGGACTTCCTCAGGACAGCACGGGTCAACGTCTCGTAAGAACGTACGAAGATCCCAATGAGGTCCCGGCCATCATCGAAGGCATCCAGAAAATGGATCCTGCAGAGAGGCAGTCTCTAATTGAGATGACCGTCGAATACATCAGGCAGGCCGACATGTGGCAAGAAACTGCCATGGCTCTATTGGCTGAAACAGATTAGCGTTTGATCACATATACATGATCTGATGATGGTTTACTGTCATTGGACATGGATTGCAAATATTTTCGCGACTGTCCCAAGTGTAACGTAGAAATTTCATATGCATCATGCAAAGCTTTCATTGTAGCATGTGCTCGTAACACGACTTGTATTTCATGTCGTGCAAAGGCTCGACGTTCAAAGAACGCTAAAGTCTCAGATGAAACAAGGCAGAAAATGTCAGTTTCGCACTCTGGTGAGAGTAATCACTTCTTCGGTTCAAGACACACAGATGAAACGAAGCGCCTGATAGGTGAGAAGAGCAAAGCACGGATGCAAGGTTCGAACAATCCGTTCTTCGGAAGACAACACACGCCCGAAGTTCGGAAGAAGATGTCAGAATCACGTGCAAAAGGAATTGCTGAGGGACGTATTCCAAACACAAACGGATACGGCACCAAATCATGGTACGTTTCAACCAAGACAGGTGAACGTACGTACTGTGATTCGTTACTCGAAAAGTTCAGAATGATGCAACTCGATGCTGATCCGAATGTCATTTCGTGGACAAAGAAACATGGTATCAAGATCCCATATGAATCAGACAAATGGCATAATTACGTTCCTGATTTTTTGATCACTACGTCTTCTGGAGACAGAATGATAGAAGAAGTCAAGGGTCGTGATCTGCACGCACAAGCTAAACACGAAGCGCTGAGGACGTATTGTGTCATAAATGGTTTGAGTTATCGATGGATCGATCAAACGATGCTCGAGCAACAGGGTTACAGAACGTTTGTAGAAAGTCAACGATGAAATCAGTAGCGTGTATTGGGCAAGGTTTTGTGGGTGGATCTCTCACGACAGTGTTTGCGGAACGTGGTTTCGACGTATACGCTTTTGATAAGGCGGGCAAGTATGCCGCTGGTTCAAAAGGATTCAGCTATGACGGCGATCCACGCATCAATTCAGAGTGTCGACCGGTGACGATCGGTGGACTCGTGTACGGGTGTAACAAACTCGGTAAAAGCTTTAGCGGCGTCTACTTCGTTTGTCTTCCGACTCCCATGTTCGAGGACGGAGAAGCGGATCTCTCGATCGTCGAAGGAGTGCTCAAGGAACTCGCCGACGCCGGCGGTTCTGATCGCATTGCAGTCGTTAAGTCGACAGTCCCACCTGGAAGCACTGAACGCTGGAACAAGATGTTCGAAGACAAGGGCCTTCACGTCGTGTTCAATCCTGAGTTCCTGACAGAGGCCAATGCCTTGGATGACATGCGCGAGCAGGATCGTATCATCCTCGGCGGACCACGCCCGTGGATCAACACCGTCAAGCTCGTTTTCGGAACCGCCTTTCCGAAGGTGCCCATTCACAAGACGAGCTCGACGACTGCCGAGATGGTGAAGTACACCATCAACAATTTCCTTGCGACGAAGGTCGCCTTTGCCAATGAGATGGCACAGATCTGCGAAGCACTCGACGGTAAGGGTCTCAACATCGACTACGATAAGGTCATCGAGTATTCAAAGCTCGACAAGCGACTTGGAAACAGTCACTGGGCAGTTCCAGGTCCTGTACCAACGCACGATGGTCGCTACGTTCGCGGCTTTGGAGGTCACTGCTTTCCGAAGGACCTCAATGCGCTGGTCTACGTGGCTGAAAAGCTCGGTGTTGATCCGAAGGTTCTCAAGGGTGTTTGGGCCAAGAACCTCGAGGTTCGCGGACCCGAAGACCGCGATTGGGAACATATGAAAGATCGTGCTGTCAGTAAGCGCAAGAGCTGATCAGAAATAACCGCCGTCATCGAAGTCGGGTTCATGGCTGTCCATGTACTGTTCGATGATCGCATCATTCTCTTCTTCTGTCAAGTCACCCATGTATGACTTGAGTTTCTTTGCGTCATCTGGCGAGAGTGCGAGTCCATTGAGTGAGAGCGGTTCCCATCCTTCGACGGTGTAGCTTTCAGGATTGCCTGGGTGTTCACGAGTCTGACGTTCAGCTCGTTCGTGATGCATGTTTGTGACTTCAATCACGATCTCGTTTTCGGCCGGAATTGTACCGTCTTCGTCGAGGTCGTCAGGAGTCAACTGAAGATGTTGCATCATTTCGGGCGTAGCCACCAACGGAAATTCACGGTAGATCGTGTATTCTTCGGAAGCGCGCCGACCAGGTGTCCGTAGCACTGCATGCCCTGACAATGAAAAGGGTGCTTGCTGAGTTTCTACGATCAGCTTGATGTATTCTTTCAACAGGGACAGTTTTGACATGGCTAGCAGTAAGTAGGCAACTGTGATACAACCATCACTGGGCATGATACCTTAACAACAGGTGGCATACCGCTACCCCGGCATATCGACTCAGAGAGGGTCGCGTCGGAACTCATCACGGAGAGTGACATGCACGAGTTTGGTGTTTTCATCGGGCGTTTTCAGCCCTTCCACAATGCGCACCTTGAAATGGTGCGATTCGCGCTTAAGCAGGCGCAAACACTCGTGATCGGCGTTGGCAGCTGCAATCAGGCCCCCGACACTCGCAATCCCTGGTCTGGTCCCGAGCGGGCGGACATGATCCTTTCCTGTCTCTCCGAGGAAGAGCGAAAGCGCGTTAGGTTTGCGTACCTCGAGGACTACTACTACTCGAACGACAAGTGGATCGCCAATGTTCAGAGGTCCATCGGCGCTCACGTTGGTGAGTCGAAGGACATCAAGCTCATCGGACACGAAAAAGACGCTAGCAGCTTCTACCTGAAGCTGTTCCCACAGTGGTGTCCACACCTTGAGCCCTCGTTCACCAGCGACCTCAGCGCGACGAAGGTCCGCGACCTGCTATTCACGCAGGACAAGATCGGCATCAAACACCTGCTTCCCTCGCCGGTGTACGACATCGTCAACAAATGGATGGACACGGCAGAATTCAAGCGCCTCCACGCTGAGCAACACTTCCTCTGGGAAGAGCAGGACAAGAACAGTGGCGACAAGCTCAGTCCGAAACGTTGGCCTCCCCACTTCGTCACCGTCGACGCTGTCTGCGTTTGCAGTGGTCACGTCTTGGTCGTCCGCCGAGGAGGTCGGTACGGTCGAGGCCAGATCGCTCTTCCTGGTGGTTATCTCGACGTCACCGAGACGTTGCAGAAAAGCAGCATCCGTGAGCTGAAGCAAGAGACTTCGATCAAGATTCCGGCCGCTGACTTGGCGAAGATGATCTGCGACCGCGATGTCTTCGACCATCCAATGCGAGACCTTCGAGGCCGACTCATCACCCACGCCTTCAAGTTTCAGTTTCCCGACGGGCCGTTGCCCAAGGTGAAGGGAAGCGACGATGCCGACAAGGCTTGGTGGATGACATTCGAAGACGTCGACAAGAACAGGGCACTGTTCTTCAGCGATCACTGGCACATCATCGATCGCTTCCGCGGTCCCAGCAAGAATTTCTGATACGAATACGAAGGGAACTTAGCTTATGAGTAACTACGTTTGTTCGAATTGCGGCGCGGCCGCTTACTATGACGGTCGTTGTGGCGATGGTCCTGTCCTCATGTGCAATTGTGCCAAGCGTGGATCACGCAAGGTCGACGAAGGCAGCCGAGGAACCTGGTACACGAATCCCAGTGGCGCCGAACCTGAGGAAGGTGAGACGTACAACGATCCCGCCGCTTACGACGATGGTCGTCACTGACACAACTAGCTTCGAACTAGCTTCGATCGAGCCAGAGAGGCCCGCGAGGCATTTACATCACGGAGAGTGAGTCATGAAAACGTATTTCAAACCTGATCTTGAGTTGAACAACATCAACGACACTGACTCGTACAAGTTCAGTCACTATGTCCTGTACCCTGACGACATGGAGTACATGGAGAGCTATCTCGAGGCTCGCGGTGGAGAGTTCGACGTCTGCACGCTTTTTGGCCTGCAGTATGTCCTTCACCGTTATCTTTCAAAGCAGATCACGCTTGAAATGATCGAGGAGGCCGGACAGGATGCCTTCGCTCACGGCGAGCCCTTCAATAGAGAAGGATGGCTTCACATCCTCAATCGCTACGACGGTCGCATGCCGGTCACCATCCGAGCAATTCCGGAAGGGTTGATCATTCCCGTCAAGAACGCGATCATGGTCGTGCGTAGTCCACGCGATCCGAAGTGCGCTTGGATCACCAACTGGCTCGAGACGATGCTAAGCCGGGTCTGGTATCCGTCGGAAGTCGCAATCGGAAGCCGGGAAGTGAAGAAGGTTTGGAAGCAGTTCCTCGAGCTCTCCAGCGAGAATCCTGCCGTGGAGATCGGATTCAAACACCATGACTTCGGTTCACGTGGCGTCACATGCCGCGAACAGGCGATGCTCGGCGGCGCCGCTCACCTGCTCAGTTTCTTGGGCAGCGACACTGTCGCCGGAATCAAGATGGCGAACCACTACTACGACGAGAAGATGTCAGGGTTCTCTATCCCAGCAACTGAACACTCAACGATGACCATCTTCGGTGAAGAGCACGAAGAGGAGACCGTGATCAGGTGGGTCACCAAGACCCTCGTCGAGCGAAGCGTGCCCGAAGGTATGCCCAAATTGACGGCATGCGTCGGTGATTCCTGGGACATCTTCCGATTCGTCAAGATGGTCTGCAAGCTGAACATTCGAAATCTGGTCAAGGACAGCGGCGGAACGCTTGTCGTTCGTCCTGACTCTGGAAATCCAATCGAGACGCTTCTGTCAATCTTCAAGATCTTCGTTGAAGAACTTCCTGGTGGTGAGGTCACAACGAATTCCAAAGGTTACCTCGTACTTCCGTCGTACTTCAGAATCATCTGGGGCGATGGTATCAATCGACGCTCAATGAAGGACATTCTGAAGGCTATCACCGATGCAGGTTGGAGCGCTTCAAACATCGCCTTCGGTTCTGGGGGTGGTCTTCTCATGGACTTCAATCGTGACACCCAGAAGTATGCCTTCAAGTGCTGTGCGGCGGTTGTCGGAGGCAAGATGCGCAACGTCTCGAAGAACCCGGTGACGGATCCTGGCAAGCGCTCCAAGGAAGGACGCCTTGATCTCGTGTGGGGAGCCGCGGGTTATCAGACCATTGCGCTTCCTGACGGTGTGGACGAACATCGCAACAGCGCGATGGTGACCTACTTCAAAGACGGTCAGATCGTCTACAACACTTCGCTGGCAGAGATAAGATCTCGTATGGCCTTGTGATGTAGAATCAAGGGATGTCATACCAAGCAGACAAGATCGTTGACAGATTGTACCAGGGCGGACGCCCTCCCGCGGGCGAAGGCCTCAAGAACGCAGGGATCAACGTCCTGGTACTCTGCGCGAAGGAATGGCAAGACGCCAGTGCATACGAAGGCATCGAGGTCATCCTAGCCCCGGGTGACGACGACGCGCGACCACACAGGATGGCGAAATTCCTTCCGACGTGGCAGGCCGCGGCTCACCAGGTCGCCGAACACGTCAGGGCAGGACGCACTGTGCTAGTCACCTGCATGCAGGGACTCAATCGCTCTGGCATGGTGACCGCCATGGCGTTGGCAGAGCTCACCAACCTCTCTGGGGAACAGATCGTTGCCCACATCCAATCGCGCAGACAGATGGCGCTGTGCAATGCGACATTTGCCAAGTACATCGAAGACACATTTCCAGCAAAGACACCATGATCACATACCTCACCGGAGACGCGACTGAACCCATCGGCGACGATGACCAGCCCAAAATCATAGCCCACATCTGCAATGACATCGGCGGATGGGGACGTGGCTTCGTCCTGTCGCTGACGCGGCAATATCCAATCGCAGAAAAGGCATATCGCAACTGGTACCAGATGAACAGCGAATTCATCAACAACACGCCTGAATTGGTACCATTCCGGCTCGGACGAATGAAGCTCGTTCGGGTCTCAAACGACGTCTCAGTGGCGAACATGATCGCACAGCACGGTGTCTCTGTTGAGGACGGCATTCCACCCATCAGGTACGCTGCACTCGAGGACTGCCTCGCGGAATTACGCTTGCTCGCGCACGCGACGTCATTCGCACGTAATCCTGAAAAGACCGCGACTGTGCACATGCCACGCATCGGCTGCGGTCTCGCGGGCGGCGAGTGGTCAAAGGTCGAAGAGATCATCAATCGCATGATGCCTGATGTGCAGGTCTACGTGTATGATTTTGACACAAAAGATGCGCGAACGATCCCTTGGAAGAAGTGACAGTGTATTCCTGCGTCGAGTGTGGTACATACTAGACATGAGCACCGAGCGTATCATCACCTTCTGAATGTGCATCTAGAGCACGTGGACCTCCTCCATGACGTGTTTCGAGTCACTCTCGTTACGTCAATGTCTGAGTTGAAAGAGGTTCACAATGTATTCACTAGGTCTTCAGGTCCTTCGGGCCAAGGTACGCGGCTTCCACGCCGCAGGTAGCACCATCACGCAACGTATCTCTCGTTCCAAGCTGGAACGAAAGCACAAACTCTGGAACGCAAAGCGTGCCCTGGGCACCTACGCACGTCATCACATGATTGCGTACGGTCTCCTTCGAGGCATCCCATACGAGCAAATCGAAAGATGCGCAGCAAACAACGCACCCGATCCGAACTACGTGCTCCGCATCATGCAGGATCACGACGTGAAGAAGCACACCCTCGAGGAGGTCGTAAGCCTGCTCACGGTGGCACATGCAAGTGCGGCCCCTGCTGCAACAAGCGAGCCATCCTCGCCAACAACCGTAAAGCCAGTGGCAAGCCCACGAGTGGCCCTAGAAAAAAGGGCGTGAGGTCGGCCATGGCATCCATCAAGATGGGTGACAAGCTCTATCTGGTGACCCGGAGGGACATCCCGCCCGGTTACCAGGCAGTGCAGTCTTGTCACGCCATGAGACAGTTCACCGCAGACCACCCCGATAGGGATGGCGAGTGGTTCAACAATTCGAACTACCTCGCGTTGCTCTCAGTTGCCGACGAGATCGAGCTCATGCGTTTGTTGGCTGAGGCGAAGGACCTCGGTCTCAGGTGGTCAGCGTTTCGAGAGCCAGACATCGGTGGCCAGATCACGGCCATCGCCATCGAGCCTCACAACAAGACCGCGAAACTTTGCAAGGACCTCCCGCTTGCGCTCAAGGAGATCATGTCATGAGAGAACTCTGGATCGCGGCGGGCGTAGGTGTCACCATCTATTGCTTCGCCACACACCAACCGTTGTGGTTGTGCATCGGAAACGCCGTGTTCGACGTGGCGTTGGTGCTTCAGTACCTGAAGAGGAAGTGACATGGAAACCGAAAAAGCACCCGACACGATCACCTTCGACGACTTCATGAAGGTCGACATCCGCGCGGGGTTCATCACCGCCGCTGAACGCGTTCCCAAGTCCGATAAGCTCTTGAAGTTGCAGGTCAACTTCGGCGACCTCGGCACGCGTCAAATCCTCGCCGGCATCGGCAAGGACTTCGCACCTGAGGCAATCATCGGCCTCTCAGCTGCCTTCGTGGTCAACCTTGCGCCTCGCAAGATGATGGGTCTCGAGAGCCACGGGATGATCCTCGCGGGAGAGAACATTCCCGAGGAAGCCGGGATCACGCCGCTGTTCCTTGCACGAGCGATCTACGCAGGAGCACGACTGGGGTGACAGAGAACCGCGAATCGTTCTTCAATCGTCTCGAGCCCTTCCTGGCTCCGAGCGTTCTGCTTGACGTACAACACGCCTACACGTTGGCGAAGTACGGACACAGGGCTCAAGTCAGGAAGGAGCTCGACGGTTCTGGAGAACCGATTCGTTACTTCGAGCACGTCAGGCGTGTCGCTATCGTGTTGGTGGACGAGGTCAAGATCGTCAAGTCAGAGATGATCGTCGCAGCATTGCTGCATGATATCATCGAAGATGCACCCAATCTGCCACCTGCACTCATCGAACACTGCTTTGGCACCGACGTCGTGTGCATCATCAAGACGTTGAGCAAGGCGCCCAAGGAAGGCTACCTCGATCGCTTTCACATGTGCACTGACTGGCGCCCATACGTCATCAAGGGATGTGATCGCCTTGACAACCTACGTTCACTGGGATCTGCAACGCCTGAATTCAGGTTGAAGCAAATCGCAGAGACGCAGCACAAGTACTTTCCGTTGTTTGATCGCATGCTCGAACTCGCACCAAACGAGTACGCACCTCGAATCCGCCATCTACGTGACGAAATTCGAACGCAGACGGCAATGCTTCAAGCAACGAATCCTACGGGCCTGTAGCTCAGAGGCAGAGCAGGCGGTTTTCAACCCGTCCGGTCGTCGGTTCAACCCCGACCAGGCCCACAAATGTATCGATGTTCATGTGGTTTCGAAACGGAAGTCCGTGAAAAACTGGCAGGCCATCGATCTGGACATGCACGACGTGGTGAAATCATCACGATGTCTTACGAATGTAAGATATGTGCTTCTACGTTTACGGACAGAAATCAATACGGTGCACACGTAACAAACGTACATCGCCCGAGTCAACGCTTGGCATTTGAAGATGTCAGATCGAATCCTCGCCGTAAACGAATCATTCTTGAAGAACGCGGACATCGGTGCGAACGTTGTCAACTTTCTGAATGGCAGGACGTACAGATTCCTCTCGACATGGATCACATCGACGGTAACACCGAGAACAACGCTAAGGAAAATCTTAGACTGCTCTGTTGTAACTGTCACGCATTGACTCCAACGTACAAGGGAAAGAACATCGGAAAGCACATCACAGCGAAGTCAAAGTACTTCAAGCGTTACAATTCACGCTCCGTTGGCTAAGCAGGTCAAAGCAGCCGAACTTCAAATCGGTGATCGTTGGTTCAAATCCAACACGGGGCGCCACTGCCAAAGGAAGCAGTCACACAATGCAAGAACAATCACAGATCGTCCAGAAGTGGACAAATACAGGGTTCCTCCGCGACATCAAACCGCATCTCGCTCAACGCGCAGCCGAAAGGCTCGAAGAATCACAGCGCGGCGCTCAAGGTGGTTACAATGCCGATGCACTTGACAGAGTTCTTCGATCCCTAGACCGGGAAGGTTACTTCAATAGCAGATCCGTGAACTCGAGCCGCCGATAGCGGTAAGATCGAGGGATGGCTGAACGGAAAGTAGTCGAAGAACAAGCTGAAAAGGCGCGCGCCGAACAGGTTGAAAAGTCGAAGTTCGAGATGTTGCCCACCGGTAAGCCACACATCTCGTTTTCAGAGATGGGTGATTGGAGCAGTTGTTCATACCGCCACAAGCTGAAGTACGTCTTGAAGATCGACCTGGGCAGACCCGGGCCTCTCATGGACTTCGGTACTGCGGTCCACGCCTCCTGCGAAGACTTTCTTCGGACTCGGGTCATGAAGCCCGCAATTGCCGAGGAGATGATTAGGAAGGTCTGGGAGAAGAACAAGGAACTCAAGACCACCGACAAGACCGGCAAGGTACTTCCCTTGTTCGACAACGTCGAACAGTACGTCAAGGAAGCGCAGGAAATCCTGGCTGACGTGCCTTCGTGGATGGACGAAACGTTCCCTGACTGGGAATTCGTCGATGCCGAGCATTACCTGTACGAAGCGATCGACAACAAGCCACACGCCTTCAAAGGATTCATCGACGGAATCATCCGTTGCAAGGGTCCCAAGAACAAGACGTTGACGTGGTTGCTCGACTGGAAGACGACAGGCTGGGGGTGGGCTTCGCAGAAGAAGAGTGACCCGAAGGTCACCGCACAGTTGGTTCTCTACAAGAACTTCTGGTCACAGAAGACGGGCACCGACCCCAAGGATGTCAGGTGCGCATTCATCCTACTCAAGCGTGCAGCGAAGAAGGATAAGCACTGTGAGCTGATCGCCACGTCGGTCGGCGAGGTGACCACAAAGAAAAGCTTGACGGTCATCAACAGCATGATCATGAGTGTGAAGAAGGGCATCGCCATGAAGAATCGGGCGAACTGCACCTGGTGTGACTACTACAACACGCCACATTGTACGTGATGTGACTACAGTAGAGGGATGGCAACTCCTAAATTCCTCATCTGCACTATGTGGTGCGGCGAGAAGGACTACCCCCACTGCGTCCAGTCGATCATCGACCAGGGCGTCGTCGTAGAACATCGCACGTTCAAGGACATGATCGAGGTCGATGCTCACAACGCTGTGTATCAGGCGTTCAACAATGCGGAGCCCGGCACCATTCGAGGTAAGGTAGACGCCGACGTTGTGCTTGATCCAGGAGCGCTGCTACGTGTCGCTGAAAAGATCAGGGACAACACCTGGTTAGACCCACAGACGCACGACTACTTCACAGACGGGCCACTCAACGCAGGTTTGGCATTCTACGGGCCCGCCGTCCGTTTCAAGCACCAACACCTGACATTGAAGTGCGATAGAGACGTGGCCTTGAGCTACAATCAGGTCGGCATGGGTGTCATCGGCCGCCATGCTCACTACGCTGATGAATGGACTGGCTTTCGCTACGGATTTCACCGCGGCCTCAAGAGCCAACTACCCGTCAACGATAGGGTAGTCATTGCTCATGCAGCACACAAAGATCGCGTCAGATTGATGGCCATCAGAGGCTTCGAACTGGCGCAGAGCGATCTGTACATCGACTACCATCTGAAGGGTAATCCACCGCCCATGGATCACAACTACGGCAACATCAAGTTGCAAGAACTGTTTGACACGTACAAGGACGAGAACGTGAAGTTGCCACCGAGGACGTGGCGTTGAAGATTACGTAACCGGGTTGTTACAATCATCCATTAGAGAAGATGAATGCTAGTAACGTGCGAAGCTTGTGGAGAGAAGTTCGAGAAACTACGACGCCTAGACGGACGACACTTTTGCTCAAGGAAATGTGGCACTCGAGCGGGTGCACATGGGCAGAAAGCGTGCGTGGTGTGCAAATCTAGATTCACCGGTAACGCTAATAATCAAAAGTGTTGTAGTGAAAAGTGCGTGACGCAATGGGGTTTCATGAAATCCAAAATTGCGTATGATCGTGCGAAGATTTCTTCTCGAGCTTCAACAACGTGTAAGCACTGTAAACGTACGTTTGAATACCACGATCGCCCAGATCGTGGCGTTCGACCGTTCTGTGGTCGATCATGTGCTTCGAAACACTACATTGCAACAGATGTCTATCGGGCATGGCAGGTCAATGGCAAGCGTAGCAAGTTTGAACTAGAGATCGAACAGGAACTAAAGAAATTGTTCATAGACGTGAGAGATACCGTTAAAGTGAACGGATGGTTCATTGATCTCTACGTTGCTGATGTTGATGTCTACGTGCAAGCTGATGGAACGTTTTGGCACGGTACTGATCGCTCGCTTGATGAGATCAGAAAATTGAAGTACGAAGTCGACAATGACATTCTGAAGAACTACGCACGTGACCGTGAGGCTGATCTCTGGTTCAAGATGCAGAACAAGTTGCTTTTACGCATCACGGATATAGAATGGCGAAAGATGCGGAACAAAGAAGCCTTCTTGATCGACAGGTTGAAGAAAGTGACGAGCAATGTCTGAGCAGAAGAAGAAAATCCTCATGTTGAGCGATCACCCGCTTTCGACGAGCGGCGTAGGTACTCAAAGTCGCTGGCTGATTCAGGGCCTAATTGAGACAGGAAAGTACTCATTCAAGTGCTTTGGTGGCGCTGTCAAACACGACAACTACAACACCGTGAAAGTCAATGATGACTTCATCGTCAGACCCACTGACGGTTTTGGTGACAAGAACCTCTTGAGGATGACGTTGGCAGTCGAACGTCCTGACGTTCTGCTTCTTTTCACAGATCCTCGATTCTTCATTTGGATCTGGGAAATGGAAGAGGAAGTGCATCAGATCTGTCCGATCGCGTACAATCACTTGTGGGACAATCCACCGTGGCCTGAATTCAACAGAGTCCTGTATGAATCGACCGATCTCGTCAACTGCATCAACTACCCGACGTATGAGATGGTTCACAAGCGCTTCCCTGAAAAGACGAATTACATCCCTCACGCTGTTCCGGGAAACATCTTCTTCCCGATGCCAGAGTCAGAGACTGCAAACTTCAAGGCACAGGTGCTCGGTAAGGATCGTATGGACCACTTCATCATCCTGTATGTAAGCAGGAACGCGCGCCGAAAGATGCCAAGCGATATCATCATCTCCTTCAAAGAGTTCCTGATGCAGCTTGAAGCAAAGCACGGTCATCGCAAGGCATCGCTGGTCATGCATACCGATCCAATGGATCCCGAGGGTCCCAATCTTCACCACGTCATTGACATGCTACACCTCAAGGATCACATCATCTTTTCAAAGGACCGGGTCGGTTTCGAGCAGATGAACGCGCTGTACAACATCAGTGATACGATCATCAATCGATCGTGCAATGAAGGATTTGGACTGCCGACGTTGGAAATGATGATGGCAGGAAAGCCCATCATCGCATTGAAGACGGGCGGTCTGACACGTCAAGTCGAAGACCATGAGACCAAGGAACAATACGGCATCGCACTCGAACCTGAGGTTCGGTGTCTCGTTGGAAATCAGATGGTTCCGTACATCTACGAAGATTTTGTCTCTCACAAGACAGTCGCGGATGCATTCTTCAAGATGCACGAATTCGGACCAGAAGAGCGCAAGCGCATCGGTCTTCGAGCGAGAGAACACGCACTCAAGGACTACAACGTCAAGAAGTTGATCGACGATTGGGACAAGTCGTTGACAGATCTAACAACGAATTGGAAGCCGGGTCAGCGACGCTGGGAGGCGACTGAAATCTGATGAAGACCGTATTGTTTCGAGCACCATCACTTACGCAATCAGGCTACGGCGTTCACGCCCGTCAAATCGCACGTTGGTTGCTGGCACGCCCTGACTTCGACGTCAAGTTCTCAACGCTGCCCTGGGGAGACACTCCGTGGTTGATCTCTGGCGAGCTCCAAGACGGCCTCGTCGGCGAGATCATGAAGCGAAGCGTCAAGTCTGACTTCAAGGCAGACATCTCGTTCCAGCTGCAATTGCCGAACGAATGGAACCCGACGCTTGCACCCGTCAACATCGGAATCACCGCGGGTGTAGAAACGGATCGATGCCATCCCGAATGGATCGCGGCGTGCAACAGCATGACGGCCGTCGTCGTTCCGTCACAACACGCAAAGACGTGTTTGACCAACACGGGAAACGTCGAGAAGCCCGTCTTCGTCATTCCCGAAGCGTACTCTGACGCGATCAAGAAATCTGATCTTCCGACGTTGCCTCAGTTCTCAACGCCGTTCAACTTTTTGGTGTTCGGTCAGATCACCGGAAACAACCCCGAGAACGACAGGAAGAACATCTTCTACACGATCAAATGGTTGTGCGAGACGTTCAAGAACGATCCTGACGTCGGAATCGTCATCAAGACGAACGCTGGCAGGAACACTCTCATCGATCGTAGTTTGACACGCAGTCTAATCACCGCGGTGACGAACGAAGCTCGAGCAGGTGCAGCATTCCCGAAGATTCACCTCATGCACGGAGACATGTCCGAGCCAGAGATCGCAGCACTATACAAGCACCCTCAGATCAAGGCGCTCGTAGCACTGACGAGAGGCGAAGGATACGGTCTGCCCATTCTCGAAGCTGCTGCGTCGGGACTGCCTGTCATCGCAACGGGATGGTCAGGACACCTCGATTTCCTGAAGCATGGCAAGTATGTCAGCGTCTACTACCAACTAGCAGACGTGCACCCGTCGAGGATCGACAACAAGATCTTCGTTCCGGGAGCTCGCTGGGCCAACCCTTCAGAAGAAGACTTCAAGAAGCGCGTGGCGAAGTTCCGTCAGAGCAGCTCCACACCGAAAGAGTGGGCGACAGAGCTCAGCCAGGTCATTCTCAGCAAGTACGACATCGTTACCATCTCGAAGATGTATGATGAAGCATTGAAAGAGTTCATCACATGATTTGGGTCCTCGTTGTCTTTCTTCTACTGCTCTCTGCCGGATCGTCATGGTTGACTTACGTGACGATCAAGAAGAACCTCGTGTTGAACGACCAGCGCGAGGAGCTCGTTGACACGATCGAAGAGTCGCTCGACATGTTAGAAGACATCTACGAGCGAATCGCCGCCGCGGCTGAAATCCCGGTGTTGAGTGATGAACCAATCATTCGCGACTTGTTGTCTGACATCAAGCGCCTGAAAAATGCCGTGTTGCTGATCGCTAGCAAGGTTGTCGTCTATGGCGACAACGGTGAAGAGGAAGAGGACGAGTGACGCTATGATGAGAAGGAAGAAGCAACCGGTACAGGCCGCAGGAGTCACGACACCGCCGCCTCCTGTCCCTACGGTGGCACCAGAAAAACCCTTGACGCCTGAGGAGAAGGCCAAGGCCAAACAGGCCCGCATGTATTTCAACCAAAATACGCAGGCCGCGATTTGTGCGTACCAAAAGGCGGGCGATGACAGGAAGCTGCGTGAACAGCTGTATGTGAAGGAGATCTTGCCGGCCTTTTCGAAGCTGACAGAGAACCTCATCAACATCCACAAGTTCACCAGCCTCTACGACACGTACGATGACCTCAAGAACGACTGCGTCAACTTCTTGTTCGAGACCATCGGCAAGTTTGACGGCAATCGAGGCACGAATGCCTTCTCGTACTTCAACGTCGTAGCAAAGAACTGGCTCATCATCCGCACGAAGCAGAAGAGTCAACGCATGCGCAGAAGCGTGAGCCTTGACGATCCTGAGGCACTTTCAGCGAATGAAAGTCGAATCATCGAAGAACACTGCACTATCCCAGGTCAAGACGTCGTTCTTGAGATTGACGCTGCAGCTCGAGGTGTCATTGAGATGCTGTACGAGATTCGCAGCAAGGTCAAGACAGAGAACGAGCTCGCATGCATCAATAGCATCATCACGATCTTTGAGAACATCGACGACATCGACCTCCTCAACAAGAGCGCCATCCTCCTCTACATGCGTGAACTGAGTGGGCTCAGTCCCAAGCAACTCACCACAACCATGCAGGCAATTAAAAAACACTATCGGAGAATGAAGATTGACCCAAAACTCAAGTTTTGGTGAACAATCTAAACAACATGTACGTCATTTACTGTCATACAAACCGTCTGAACAAGAAACCGTACATTGGTTGGGCGATCATTGCAAAAGCACAATCACCTTATGACGCCATGATGCGTCGTTGGAGTGCACACTGTTCTTCTTCAAGGAAAGACACAAAGCTCCTTTTCCCTCGTGCAATTGCAAAGCACAACATTGGTGTCTGGGATCACGAAGTCATTGACGTCGTCACTGAACGTGCAACAGCGAAACATGTAGAGAAGTTGTGGATTGCTCAACGTAAAACGTGTGCATTCGATCCGGGCGGTCACGGTTACAACATGACGCGCGGCGGTGATGGAGGAAACATGCTTGGTCATGTTCCGTCACAGAAGCATCGAGAAAAACTCAGTGCGGCGTTGACAGGGAAACCTAAGAGCACCGAAGCTCGAAAAAAGATGAGCCTCTCGAAGCTCGGCGCAAAGAACTACGTCTTTGGGAAACACCGTGATGCAGTCACCAAACGAAAGATCGGTGCTGCTCAAATGGGCGCTTCAGGCAACAATGCCCGCATGACAGACATGCAGAAGCACGAAATCATTGCACGATGGGACAATCGTCACAACGTTCCAGTGACGCAACACCAATTAGCCATAGACAACGACGTAACGCAATCAACAATCAGTCGGATGCTCGGCGGAAAGACGTGGAAATGAAACCCGGACTTCACAGAGAATTTCAGATCGATGAACATGTTCGATTCGACATCGCGGCTGGTCATGAACGTTCCGGGACAATCACAGGGATTTCGACTGAACATATCGTGTTCATCTACATCATCACGCTAGATGAACCGTTGACCGTTCCGGGTCACGATCGACCATGGCGAACGATCACAATGCCCGGCGGGTGTCTTAGGTAGTATCATGCCTGAAGAAAATGCAGTTCCCGCAGGGATCGTCGAGAGCACAGAGCGTAGCGTCGAGCAGAAGATTCACGACTTCAGCGAACTGCTGAAGGGAATCGAGTCACTTGACGAGAAGAAGCAACAGCTCTGGAAAGAGATCTACGAGAACGCCATCGCTGACCGGCAGAACTCATACGTCATGTTCAGCCAGCTCGCCCGCATCGTTCACGAGAAATCGACCGAACACGCGGTCCACGGCAAGACGATCGCTACGTACATCGAGAGAATGTCACGTGCAAACGACCAGCTCATCAAGCTCGCCGAGTTGATCGCAAAGGCGCAAAGCGGCGATGAGTCAATCAACGCAGAAGACATGTTTAGCAAGATCAATGCGGGGCGTTGAGTCGCCCAAAGTGGTACGTAAGTCCACAGAGGAACGACAGTGGCGGGCAACCGATACAGCAAACAAGACACGAAACACATCGCGGAAGGGCGTTACGCCGAAGTCTCAGAAAGCCGGGCAATCTACGGTGATCAGGGTGGGCAGCTTCCTGTCTTTCTCAAGATGGTCATCCTCGATGTCATCAGCGACCCTGCGACACTGACGAAGGCAAAGCTCTCGCACTACGAGCATGACCTCAAGGTCAGCAACATCGCACTAGCACGTGTAGCGCCTCGGAACAGCATCATCGCTAGACGTGTCATGGGAGGCGACTCCTCGGCAAGCGAGAAGGTGATGGTCTTGTACCCGTTCTTCCCGCCTCACATGTCATTGCCGGCAAAGCCGGGTGAACACGTTTGGGCGATGTTCGAACACCAGGACGCAAAGTCCAACGACATCGGCTACTGGTTCTGCAAGGTCGTCCAACCGAGCTTCGTTGAAGACGTCAACTACACTCACGCCGATCGTCAATTCGACGGATCGTTCCTTCCTGGACTGTCAGATGCGTTCGAGGGAACCGACGATCCGAAGTATGAGTTCCGCAATGGTGCAGTCGATGAAAAGGACGGCAACCGCTACTCGATCGCAGGCACCGCAAGTCTTCCGGACGACGAAAAAGCCTATGAGAAGCTGCTAGCCGAAACAGACGCTAGCAAGATCATCAAGTACGAGTCGATTCCA